GGTATTATTTTGGAGTTGGCTGGTGCTAATCATGTTAGATTGGATGGTGATCCTTGGGCAGTTGTAGGAAGTCCTGTGGACCCACATCCACCATGTCCATTTCCAGCTATTCATTGTGCTGCTGTAATGACGGCTGCTTTACCAAGTATAGTTAGAATAAATGGAATTATGGCAAGACGAGAAAAAGATTTAGCTGATTGTGGTCATACGGCAACAGGTAGACCTTGGATTAGAGCAGACTAATGGCACAGATCAATTACATACCAAACTCAGTTTTATCTGCTGCTACTATTGAAAGTGGTTATTCCTTAAATAATCTTAAAACAGGTATGACTTCTTATTATAGAACTTCATCTTTATCTACTCCACAATGGATTAAAGCTGATATTGGTGGATATAATGATTTTTTAAACCTATATTGGCCGTTAGAAGAAAATATATTAGCTCCTGTTGGTTCTGGTACACCAAGTTTTACTGTTAGTAATGCGGGGGCATATTTTTCTGGTACTTCTGGTGGTTACATGTCTCAAATAACTGCTAGTACAATGAGATTTGAAGAAATAAGTAATGTTTATTGGGGATTGGTTGAAGGAGCAATGAGTAATCTTCTCCCATTTTCTGAAGATGCTACTAATGCTGTTTGGTGGAATAAATATAGTGGTGCTAGTGCATTTGCTGATACTACGATAGCTCCCAATGGACTGATGACTGCTGATAAAATAACTTATAATGGAGCGGGTGCTGCTGGTTACTTGAGAGTAGCAATATCATCGGATAACCCTGTTGTATCTGTATTAGGACAAGTTTATACAGGTTCTATTTGGTTAAAAGCGGACACTACAACCCAATTAAGAATAAAACTTAATCATGGGGTGGGACTCACAACTATAACAATTACAACATCTTGGCAAAGATTTACTTATACTGCGATTGGAAATGGTGTTAGTAATCTTAGTCTTATTGTTTGGGCGCTTGCAGCTAACAATGATCCATTTACTATTTATGTTTGGGGGGCACAAATTGAAACCAGATCAGTGGTCACATCTTACTTTCCTCGGCCTACTGTTGCCATAACAGTCAGAACTAGTGAAACGGATTATCCCACCATTCCTCTAACTGGTAATTTTACCCAAGCTGCCGGTACTGCTTTTGTAGAATGGTTGCCTCATTTTTCCAATACAGATTTGGCTTTACTAGAAGTAGTAGGGATTCTATCAGTTAAAAATGCCGGTTCAACTACTTTACTTTATGTATTCAAAGACGGTGGTGGAGGAATAACATTACGATCTAGTGACCAAACTAATTCAGCATATATAACCTTTAATTTTACTGCTGAAAAGCATTATCTTTTAGCCGTTAGATGGTGGAGTACAGCAGGAAATAAACCATCTGATGATGCCAATGATACTGGAATACAAGTTGGTTATTCTGACGATAATGGACTAACATGGACTTGGGGAGCTAGAACAGATTATGATGGTGAGTATCAAGTATTAGGTACTAATTTAATTGTTCATTTTACTACTGAATGGGCATATCATCTTAGAAACGTAAGACTTTATGGTAAAGCATTTACTACAACTGAAATAGAAGGTGGAGTAGAAAACTTAGATGGAAGTAAATTAGTAAATGATTTTGGTTTCTTTAATCATAATTTATCTTCTACTGCTGCTATAACTTTACAAGCAGACCAAGAAGATTATAAAAATACTTGGAATAGTCCATTGTATTCAACAACATTACCTTGGACTAATAAAAGAATTATAGATGAGTCATTAATTCAAACTTATCGTTTTTGGAAAACAAGTTTTTCAGATGTAAGTAATACAGATGGTTATTTAGAAGGAGCATTTTGGTTCTTAGGAACTGGATTAACTGATGTTACTACTGGTCCAGCATTTACAATTATAGACCCCAATGATAGATTCGGGGATATCAAACTTTCGTGGACTACTACGGATTATTAAAATGAGCTTTGAACTAACAGTAGAAAATGGTGATTTTGTAAACGACTCTACATTCACAACCGCTTTAATTATTAGCTTATTCACCGATAGAAGGGCTAAAGAGGAAGACCCACTGCCTGATCCTGAAAGTAATAATAGGCGTGGGTGGTGGGGTGATAATTTAGCCGAAGTTCAAGATGATCGAATTGGCTCTAGATTATGGTTATTGTCTCGTGAAAAAACTACTCAAGATGTTCTAGTCAGAGCCAAACAATATGCAGAAGAAGCGGTACAATGGATACTGGATGATGGTTTAGCTGCTAAAATAGATGTTACAGCAGAACGAATAACTAGAGGGAATGAACCAACTGGGGATACGTTGGCTATTAAAATATTAGTTTATGATTCGTCTGGAACAGTGGAATCCTATACTTTCCAGACGCTATGGAGTGAACTTTAATGGCATTTACAAGACCAACACTTACAGAGATAAGTAATAGAATAAAAGCTGATATTGTAGCCAATATAACTGGAGCAGATACACTTCTACGTCGTTCTGTTTTAATGGTATTTGCTAAGACTATAGCCGGTGCTATTCATTTGCTTTATGGATTTTTGGTATTACAAGCTAAAAATCTATTTGCAATAACAGCTTCCACTGACGGACTAGAAAATATTGGTAGTGAATATAGAGTAACTAGAAAAGCAGCATCTTATGCTACAGGACAAACTGTAGCTACAGGAACCAATGGTATTGTTATCTTATCTGGTTCCAAATTAAGATTATCAGATGGTCGTACTTATTCTGTTGATGACGATGCTGTTATTGCTACTGGGACTGCCACTTTAACAGTTACGGCAACTGAAGCTGGAGAAGATGGGGATGAAAATGGTGGAGTTATTCTGACTTTTATCAATCCTATTCCCGGCGTCAACTCTCAAACTACAGTTACAACCGGTGGTCTAATTGGGGGTGCAGATGAAGAAAGTGATGATGATTATAGACAAAGAATACTTACTCGCAAACGCTATCCCCCTCATGGTGGAGCAGATTTTGATTTTAAGGCACAGGTATTAGAATATTCGGCTGATATAACTCGTTCTTGGTGTATTCCTGAATATGAAGGAGTTGGAACTGTTGGAGTTACATTTGTATTAGATGAACAAGTTGGTTCTATTATTCCTAATTCTACGCTAGTTAGTGCTGTGAGAGAATATTTAGTTTCTCATACAGATGTGGTTACAAGCAAGACAGTTGGAGTTTATGTTACTGCTGAACCTGGTATGTTTGTATTTGCTCCAGAACCATTAGCAGTTGATTTTACTATTCAGGTTTCACCAAATACTTCTCTTGTTCAAACGGCTATTACAACAGAATTAGACGCTTTTATTAGAAGAGAAGGTGGACCAGCACAAACTCTTTATCGTTCAAGGATTAGTGAGGCTATTTCAATTGCTGTTGATGAAGCAGAACATATTTTGGTTGCTCCTGCATCAGATGTAACAGCTTCAACAACGCAAGTTCAAGTTTTAGGAACTGTAACTTACTCAGATTATCCGGTGTAATGTGTCATACTCTGCTTCTAACTATAGAGATTTATTCTTAAAACTTCTTCCAAGGGGTGGGGCTTGGGTTAAGGAAATAGGGACTACTCTATACGAGTTTTTCTCTGCTTTAGCTGAAGAATTACATCGTGTAGATGTCCGAATGGAAGATTTGTTAAGGGAACGGCACACCCTTACTACTGCTGAATTATTAACTGACCACGAACTTGATTTGGGAATACCGGATGAATGTGTTGATTTAGCTGATTCATTAGATGAAAGAAGAATATATGCTAATACAAAATTAACATATGTTGGTGGGCAAAGTAAGGTTCATTTTATTGAATTAGCTCAAACACTAGGATATACAGTAACTATTACTGAGTTTAGTCCATTCATAGCTGGACTAGGGTTTGCTGGTGCTCCGGTTCATGCCCCAGAAATGATTTATTATTGGATGGTAACAGTAAACCTAGCTGACCCAACTGTAATTTATTTTACTGCTGGTAGTAGTGGGGCTGGTGATTTACTAGCTTACTTTTTTGGTTTAGAGATTTTGAAATGTGTGTTTGAAAAATATAAACCTGCTCATACACACATTATTTGGGATTATGATGGTCCTGAATATGGTAGGGGTTTTGATAGATCATTCGATTCATTACCATCGGATGCGGCTACCCACCTTAATGGATCATATAATGGATACGAGTTTAGTAGTGCTTTTGATTTGTATTACGGCGGACCATTTGATGAAAATGCTTTCGATAGTGGTTTTGCCCAGCCAAAATAAAATTTTAGGAGGAATATAAATTGGCCGATACACAAAGAACTAGAGCGCAGATTTTAACACTATTTGCTGATAACGTAACTGGTGACATTAGTGCTCAAGATTTGCGGGATTATGTTGTGACGATGATGGAACAAGAGTTTGCTAATGCCGGTGACTTTTGGAACCAACCGTCACCTACTTATTTAACCACGAACCTATCCGGTAAGGGATGGAAAATATACAACCAAACTGTTGATAGTGCTGTGAGTCATGGTACAGTTTTGTATCTAACTGGTTCTGGCACTTGGAAAAAGGCAAATGCTTCTGGAGCAAATAGCCAACCTGGTATAGCTATTAGTTTAAGTGCTTATGCTCTTGGTGCTTCAGATGCCACATTGCTTAGAAGAGGATTGATTTTTGACTCTGCTTGGACATGGGCTTCTGGTGGACTTATGTATTT